GCGGCGGGTCAAGGAAAGCACGGAACGGCAACCGGCAAATATAATCGCGGTTGGTCGAGCAAGCCGCAAGAGGGTCACAGCGGAAGCCGGTATTATTACTCTTATGTTGTTTACAACAAAGACAAATACCGCCTGACGCATTTGCTGGAAAAAGGACACGCCATTAAAAACAAAAAGGGCGGCGCGTCCTATGGCGACGTCGCGGCATTTCCCCACATTGCCCCGGAAGAAGAGCGCTGGAACAACGAATTTGTGAAGCGCTGTGAGGAGGCGGTGCAGGAATGAAAGCCACCGACGTGCTGGAAATCCTCGACGGCATCGGCATCCCCCGCGAGGAGGATTTTATAACCCCGGCGGGCGGCGCACAAATCCCGCTGCCCTACATGGTCGCCCGGAAAGATGAAACGACCCGCGCCGCCGACAACAGGCGCGTGGGTATCGTTTCGGTTTCGTGGACGGTTGCGCTTTTTACAGCAAACAGGGATTTTGCACTTGAACG